CCGCTGCCTGCTGTTCCCGTTCCTGTGCTCCCTGCACCGCTTCCGATCATCCGCTTCATGCGGTCCCAGTCACCGCGGTTCATGATCTGGCTCGGACAGTATTTGCTGCAGATGTCATAATGACGATAGACTCTTTCCAGCGGAATCCCCGTCTCCCGCATGATCTCCCGCACCAGTGCCGCAGTATTCTCAAATGCTTTTTCATAATTATACCCGGCCTGCATACACATCTCCACACCGATGCTGTTCTTGTTGCCGTACTGCTGAAACAGATTTTTTCCGCCGTAATTAATGCCGACATGCCAGCACCCCCGGCTGTGCGGTGCCGCCTGGTAGGCTGTGTCACCGTCATCGACGTAATAGTGTGCGGAAATGTTCTGGAAATTCCCGTCATGCTGTGCTCTCGCATGTGCCCGCGCATCGGCACCTGCTGCGAAGTTGTCGGTGTTGTGGACTACGATACATTTGGGATTGTTTTCCGCATACGTATTCTGATTGCCAAGATACGACCGATCAATTCTCATATTCTCCCCTTTCTGACGGTTCAGACTGCTCCGGCATAACACAGATTTTTTGAAGCGCCGTTCACTCCGGCTTATGGATCTGCTTGATAATCTGATTCACATAATTGCTCAGCCCCGCCACCAGAATCCCCTGTGTGACCGCCGTAAAAACCGCCATCGCCCCCTCCTTCGCCGTCTCAATCTCACTCGTCGCCATCACCCAAACCGCACACAGCACCATGCTGATGCCGCCTAAGATCAGCGGAATGTACTTATTCTTCACCGCCTGCGCCTGCCGCAAAGCAACACCGAAAAAATACAGCACGAACGCAACGACGATGAGTTCGGGCTTTACATAATTCATTGCTTCCATGGAACATCCTTTCTGACTTTTCTGTTTTTGAAAGTCTTTTTTCTATATTATGATGGGATAATGATTTACGACTGGATAAGATTTTCTTACTGTAAACCCAAAAAATCCCACCTGTTTTTCAGATGGGATTTTCCAGTGGTGTGCTGTTCTTTGATTTTTAATTTACTATCTTGTGCAGCAATTCCCCTGACCTGCCCCTGGCTGCGGTGCCGCACAGAAAGTCTTTGCATCAAACGACGGATTAAACGCATAAAAGTTCTTCGAATTCAATTCATCCTGTACAGAACGCAGTGCTTCACCAAAACGCTGGAAATGCACAACTTCACGCGCCCGTAGGAAACGAATCGGATCTGCAACTTCAGGATCTTTTACCAAACGAAGGATGTTATCATACGTTGACCGGGCTTTCTGCTCCGCAGCGAGGTCTTCGAACAAATCTGTCAAAGGATCACCTTTCGACTGGAACTCACAAGAATTAAACGGAACTCCGCCAGCCGCCTGCGGCCAGATTCCGGCTGTGTGGTCTACATAGTAATTGGCAAAACCAGAGTTCTGAATTTCTTCCAGAGAAAGATTGCAGGTGAGCTGATGAACGATCGTTGAAACCATCTCAAGGTGTGCGAGTTCTTCTGTCCCAACATCATTCAACACCCCTGCTACAATTCGGTTCGGTGCTGTGAAACGCTGAGAGAGATACCGCATGGATGCGCCCATCTCTCCATCCGGTCCACCGGAATGCAATACCAGATGATATGCTGTAACTGTCAATATTTCGATGATACAATATGTTTTCCCGGGATTTTTCATATAAAAAAATCCTATCAATCTTTTGACTGACAGGATTCCACTTAACTATTATATTGCCATTAAACAAGAAGCTGTTTGGCAGGCGTACCATTCTCCTGCGTCTCTCGGGTTTCCCCTGTCAAGCCATCGGCGTGTGGACGGGTACGAAATCCTCCACCTCAAACAGCCTCTTGTCTTATGGTATTTAAATAATAACACTTTTATTCTCTTTTGTAAAGAATTCGTTTATTTCGAATCAAACGGCTCCATTCTTTTTCATTTATTTTCATAAAGGTAATAATGGAATTCTTAAAAACCTTATTATCTTTTGATGTTTTCAATCTGAGAATCGTTTTGAACTGCCTTTCATCTGATTCAATAATTTCTTTCAAAATTAAAGCTGTATTGGGTTTATTCGCTTCTATAATATAGTCTGGATCTTCAACAACTGTTTTCAGATACGCATAATATTGTTCATAGTCATTCGGATGTCTCTCCACTATATGCTGGATTCTTTCTTCTGTAATAATTACTTCATCAGTCGTGATGTCATCCGTTATGCATTCATATATTTTTCGATCTATCCTTCCGACTATATGCATATCTGTTCCTTCTTTCTTATCTTCTTTGGTCATTATAGCAAAACCAAGTGTTTTTTCAATATGTTTCTTCATATATTCTTTATTTTTGCCCCGGGGATCTCCGGGGCTTTTTTGTTGGCCGATTACTGCCGATTACACCACTCCTGCAGGGCGCGAACCATCGCGGATGGATTGCTGATCACACCATCAACCTGTGTGCCGAGCTTGCGCTGCATCGCGCGGATGGTCTGTGGTCCGATGTATCCGTCAGCAGTTACCCCCGACCATTTCTGGATGGCCTTGATCAGAGCTGATCCGCCGGACAGATGATTGCTCCACTCGGCCGCTGTGATACCGACGCAGTATTTCTTGTTTGTCGTGGGCTGGTTACTGATTTTCCCGTCCACGCCGGTCCCGAAGATCTCCTGCAGGCGGCGGGTAAGCTCCGGACCCCATACGCCATCAATTGAGATCGCTTTTGCGGTCGGTTTCTGCTCCTCTTTCGGAGCTGCGCCGCCATAAGTGCAATACTTAGTATGGCAGTTAATCCAGCCAGCGCCAGAGAGCAGCCGTCCCCAACTCGTATTCTGGATCTCCGTCACCGTGTAGCTGCCCTTATCCCGGATCACTCCGACAATTTCGCTGTCAACGTTCGGCCTCTTACGGATGTTGAGCGCTGCATCGTTGACTTTATAGATTCCAGGCTCGTATTTCGTATTTTCCGGCTGCTTCGGCGTGTTGGATGCACCGCTGATCAACTTCTTGAAGCGACCCCAGTCATCCCTTTCCATAATCTGGCTAGGGCAGTGCTTGCTGCAGATATCATAGTGCCGATATACCATGGATGCCGGGATTCCGGTTTCTCTCATGATCTCCTTGACCACCGCAACGGTATTACGGAAAGCCTTCTCATAGTCATATCCGCTCTGCACACACATTTCCACGCCGATGCTGCTCCGATTGCCATAGCGTCCAAACAGGTTAGCACCGCCATAGTTGACTCCGACGTGCCAGCATCCTCTGCTGTGCGGCGCTGCCTGGTATGCTGTTTCTCCATCATCAACGTAATAGTGGGCAGACATATTGGACAGCTCACCATTATGCTGCGCTTCTGCATGTGTGCGGGCATCGGCACCCGCACGGAAATTGTCCGTGTTGTGGACTACGATGCACCGCGGATCGTTCTCTTCGTATGTGTTCTGGTTGCTGATAAAAGATCTGTCAATTCTCATGATACTTCCCTTTCTCCGGCAGATTTGCGCCGGCGCAATTATTTAAAAATGGGTATAAAAAGAGGGCCTGTCAACACTTCATTATTCATGACCAAGTGCCAACGCCCTCTTATACTTTAATTAAATATGTTTCTCTTTTCTTTTAGATCTTTCTTCACGGATTCCATGTACTTTCCCGAGATTGTAAAATACAGATGCCGCAAAAGGATCGCATTTACGGTTCAGAGCCTGCTCAAATGCTTCGTATAAATCGCCAAGTGGTGTATCTTTGAAAAATACGACTGGCTGATTTGCTGAAATCTTCAGTTCTTTTTCGATGTCATATGTCGTCTGATTCATGCCCGGACACCTCCCCACAGATTAGCCTGAGCATTTTTGAATGCTACCTGCTCCGCCAACACGTATGGAAGCTGATACCCAGCGACTACGGCTACCGCATGTTCACACTGATTTCGCTTGATCGCCTTGTATGTAGTGACGCCAAACTGGCGTTTTAATTCACGGTAGATATCGTTGTAAACCTTTCCTCGGAGGGATCTGTCTGAATAGGCCTCGCTGTTCTTGCCTCCGAGACACTCTACGCCTTTCTTCTTCACCGCCGCGGTGATCTGGTCGATCTCAATGCCAAGAATCGGAAGATCATATTCCAGACGTTCTATTTTCTTATCAAGCGTATCTACTTTCTGGTTCAGTTCCACATTGCCCATCGCAAGAAGCTGGATCTGCTCCGGGATCGTCATGGGGACGGCATGGCGTACAGTCTCTTTCAACTTTTCTTCCACTTTAAGGAAATACTGGCGCGCAATCTTTCCTTTGGCTGAATGACTTTCCATCGAAAGGTGCTTTGCAAAATCCGTAGTAAGGCGGTAATCCCTGCATTCATTACCGTTCGCCACGGTGGCGAACCTCCACCAGTCAACATCTTCCTCAAAATATTCATTTTCTTCGATATTCTTTTTCGCCCATCTCGCAAAATGACTTTTCTCTCCACTCAGGAACTCATACAATGCTCTGGCTGTGGTATATCCCTCTTCATCAATTCCCAGTGCGATCTCAATAGGTGTCTGGTTTGCTGTGTTGTTCGTAATTTCATTCATAGTTTATTTTCCTCCAATCTTTTAATTGCAGGAAATCCCTATCTATGATAATATATTTCATAGAGGGATTTCCTCTGTGCAGAAACACTCAGTTGACTTGGTAGGTTGGTGAGTGTTTCTTATTTTTTTAATTCTTCGTCGATTTTCTCATTCAACCATTCGGACTTTGACTTTTTTTGCTTTAATAATTTTTCTTCAAATTTTAGCATTTTTTCTTTGTCAACAGTCACACTAAAGGTTTTTTGCTTTTCCCTTCTGGTTTTCATGTAATCGGCTCTGCTATTATCCGCGATTATTCTCACCTCCTTGCGTTACGCGTTACATTTAATATATCATTGTTACGCGTAACCGTCAAGAGGTATTTTTATTTTTTTCGCCCTACCTGCTCACCTTTTGCTGTTTTGGACTGCATGGAGAGTTTCTTGGCAAAGCTGGCTGTAAGTTTATAGTCTTCACGCTGAATTACGCCGCCTGTCGGCGTCTCGACATTCATGTCGAGTCGCAAATAATCCTCATTTTCTACTGCAAAATCATTTTCTGTAATATTTCTTTTACACCATCTTGAAAATTGTCCTTGTGCAAGTCCAAGGAATTCATAAAGTTTTCTTGCCGTGGTCATTCCGTCCTTATCAATTCCAAGTGCAATCTCAATAGGTGTCTGATTCATTACGTTTACTAATTCCTGCATAATAAATTCCCCTTTCAAATTTAATTCTTGAAAGAAGTTTCTATCTGTATTATAATATTTACAGAAGGAAACTTCTAGGTGTGAGATTCGTCCGGCTGTGGTAGGTGTGGACGAATCTCTATTTTTTGTTTTCGGCATAAACCTTTTTGATGCCTTCCATGACAACCTGATACTGTGTCTTGTTTGTTATCTCACAGCATTTTTCCAACAATTCTTTGTCCTGTTTGGTTGCTCTGATTTTAATTTGCTCTGATTTAGGGTTATCAATTTTAGGTCTGCCTGTTCTTGGACTCATTCATTTCTCACCTCACTTTTCGAGTACACAATAAATATATTGCCGTGTACCCAAAAAGTCAAGAGGTATTTTTATCTTTTTCGCCCTACCTGCGAATCAAAATAAGACACAGCCTTTCGCCATGTCTTCCGTTTCTTCGGGGAGGTCAGGAACATACCCTGACAGGACTTCTCCCCATATTCAATTACTTTCATCGCATTTTCTCCCCAAAAAGGCATAAAAATAACACGCATCTTTGCGTGCCTGTATCGTTTCTTTTGCGCCGGCGCAAAAGAGGACGGTTATTGGCCGCCCTCACTCTGTTTTCTGTGTCTGCTTGATAATCTGATTCACATAGTTGCTCAGCCCTGCGACGAGGATTCCCTGTGTGACCGCCGTAAAGACGGCCATCGCCGCCTGCTGACCGGTGCACACCTCACTGGTAGCCAGCACCCAGATAGCACACAGTACAATGCTCACGCCGCCGAGAATCAGAGGAATATACTTGTCCTTTACAGCCTGTGCCTGTTTCAGGCCCATGCCCAGGAAGTACAGGACAATAGCTACAATGATCAGTTCCGGTTTTACATAATTCATAATCTGTTCCATATTTTTTATCCTTTCTGCTCTAAGTCATTGATTCTGTGGTTGGCAACTTTGATCTGCTCTTCTTGTACTTTAAGTTC